AATTCAAACACTACATGTTCTTATTCCCACTATTGTTCACGACAATGTCAAGTGGAAGAATCGAGTTTGAGTACATCCCGGAGACGGGGCGTTACTCCCTTCGCACACGGGCGACGGTGTGGGTCATCAAGTGGTGGCTCCGCATCCGACGACTGCTTGAGCGACTCTCGGTTATGGGACCTCTCAACGTACGGGATATCTCCTGGGCAATTGAGAAGGTGGTGGAACGACGCAAGAATCTGCGGCAGATTCTATGCGACCAGCTGGCAAAAGTTCATCTGTTGCCAGTCAGCCGCTCTCACACACATCGGAGAGCTGCGCAGTTGCGAACCTCGGTCAACCAGTTCATGAACGACGCTGCACGTAGGGCCGGTTTCACACCCTATAACGTGTCCAAATCAGGTCACGATTATGAGGGGGGTAGCCGGTACTTCTATATGCAGAAGGACCTCAGCACGGGTTATACCGACGATGCCGTAACCGACAACACAGCATTTATTTTCTGTGATGTTGATTACTACTGCGATATGGCTAGGTGGATGATGCATTTCAAACCAATCATCATCTATACCTTGGTCCCGGAGACGGTTTGCCACCGTGGCCCGGATTATAGCTTCTATGTCAAAGACAATGAAGTTGTTTATTCGGTGTCAGGCGGTGGGAAGTATCGACATCGATTGTGGGATTACTCTGGTGATACCATGTCGGTGGTTGATCCCAGCGGTGCACTGTGTGTGTTCAACGTCGAGCAGAAAAAGCTTGATGATGACCCTAACAGGCGCATCGTCTGGTTGGTGCCAATGGCGCGGATCCCTGGTCCTATTTGGGCCTGGGTATTCGACGCCGGTACCATCTCCCGCAAAACCATCACCCACGACAACATCTCAATGGTCTACGAGTCCATCACGGACAGAATGTCGGTCGCCAGGAATGGTGCCCAACATTCGGTTGAGCTCTTGGGTAAGACTTATGCAGCCATCCAGAAACGTTTGGCGCATAAACAGTCGCCACCGGTAGTCGCCGACATCGAAAGACTGCTGCTGGCTTCTGGGTCTAAAACCGCACCTGTGGACGCACCCATTCTCTACGAGCTGGTGGCCGAGACTGACTTTGTGCCTAACGTCGTATTAACTACGGCAGTAGAAGCCCATTTTCAGCCTATCGGCAGCCTTGCTACGGAGGATGGTCCACAAACCGGCCGAGTGGTCGGCAACTCATTGTTGTCGGAGCCGTCAGTATACCCCAACAGGGGGGTTTGCTCGGACGAAGCCACGGTAGCCGGTCGCATCCATAAGGTACGTAATAATATCGTGCCGACCAAGCAGTACAAGGTCTGGGCCAAGGAATTTGTGGAGTTCCTTGTGCCCGAACCTTGTAAAGGATCCCCCCTCACGCCAGGCCAAGTCAGGCAGTTGCAGAACACACCGCAACAAGCCGCCCGGTACAACCAGGTTGAACACCTTCTCTCTTGCTTCTCAGGAAACAGATTGGAGGCTTTCATCAAAGCAGAGCCATACGCCAACGTAAGTGATCCTCGGAACATCACGACGATGTCTCCCGAGTTGACAGTTATGATGTCGTGCTTCACTTATGCCTTCAAGGAGCAATGCTTGAAGAAACAGAGTTGGTATGGACCGGGCAAGACCCCGAAGCAGATAGCTCGTCGGCTTCAACAGTTAGCCCAGCGCGCAGCACGAATGGTGTCGACCGATTTCTCCCGATTCGACGGCACCATAAGCGAGTTCTTACAAAAGAACATCGTACAGGCATCTTACCTCCGATGGGTAGCTCCTGAATACCGGGCCGAGCTGGCTGGGTGGTTCAAGGAGGTTTTCCGGCAAGTGGGAAAAACCGCCAATGGTATTAAATTCGAACCTGGCTTCGGAACCAGAAGCGGCAGCCCCATTACCACCGACGGAAACACAGAGATAAATGCCTTCGTGATGTATGCGCATTGCGGTTGGTTGGCCACAGTCCTGAAGAGGCATGGCAGCAGCTCGGACTCGCCTATGGCGATGACGGCAGCATGCCAGACCTCGAAGGTAAAGTGGCACAGGCTTTGGAACAAGCGGCGCGGGATCTGGGACTAGTCTTGAAGTCCGAAGTCGTTGAGAACGGCGAGCCCCTCCCCTTTTTGGGTAGGTACTTTGTCGATCCATCGACTCGACTCGACTCTTTCCAGGACCCCATGCGCACGATAGGCAAGCTGCACACCACGACCAATAAGGGTGTCAGCCAGGAGCAAGCCTTATTCAATAAGGCAGCGGGCTACGAAACTACTGACTCCATGACCCCCATAATCGGATCTTGGGTCCAGAACGTGAAGAATACATATCCTGGGCTCAGATTCAAGGGAGCGCTGAAGGAGGAGCAGCATAAACGCAGCAATGCGTGGGTCCAACAAGACCCCGTAGCAATCCGCGATGCCATGGCGAAGGTCATCGGCATCTTGCCCTCAGAATTGGACGAGCTTGACAGGCTGGTGCAGAACACCGCCCTGGATCGACTACCAGTCTTGCTAGAGAACCGCCGTGAGTTCAAAATTCCGGCCGTCCTCGGCGACGTGGTGGTCGGGCCCGGGCCGTTAATGCAACCTGACTCTCAAGATGCCAACCTTCGCCCAACTCTCTGCAGCCGAGAAAGATCTCCGCTGCCGCCTACACCGGAAGCTGAACCAAGCCGTCGCCGAGACCGTAACCGAGATCCATTGTCACCACGAGACACTGGGCCCCGGGGATCGACTCGCCGCAGCCCGGCCCCGCGTAGCGGAGGCCTACCGCCTCGTAGAGGCGCTCGTGGCGTACCTCTTCGCAGATCCTGCGGAGGTCGAGTACGCAATGAGCCAGCTACACCCGCCGTACCAACCGGCGGACCTGGACTGACGCCTACTGCTAGCACCCGCAGTAGCAGCGTGAGAACCGACGCGCCCTAACCCGGCGCGGTCGCAAGCCCTCCCAAGGGGGAGGCCGCCAACAACATCTCAAAACCGG